CAAGAGAGCACTAGCCATGACTAAGGCCACAACAGGGCAGAATCGGGCGTTGCAGGTCGTTACAGACTCGAACAGGGTCGAACAGGGAATCAGTACCGAACCTAAGCGTCTAATCGGCTCAGGAACGCCTAGAATCCACTCTAGGCTCAACGATTTACCGTCTAAGGGCTTGGAAATTATCGACTTCGCGTCTCAGATAGGCGTAGATCTAATGCCCTGGCAGAAGTTCGTATTTGAGCACGCCTTAAAAATCAAAGCTGATGGGCGCTGGCACGCGCCTTTGGTCGTGGTCGTTGCAGCTCGACAGAATGGAAAATCTACGATTATGGAGATGTCGATTCTGGCTCGCCTTTTCCTATGGCAAGAATCGCTTCAGCTTGGATCAGCTCACGTTCTGACTACATCGCTGGAGACTTTCCGGCACGTGGTCAGCATCATCGAGAGCAACGAATCACTAGCTAAACAAGTCAAGAAGATTCGCTGGGCTCATGGATCCGAGGAGATTGAATTGATGTCCGGCGCTCGCTACGTGGTCAAGGCAGCTAATGCCGCAGCGCGTGGATTTGCTAAACCGGAAACCGTGTACATGGACGAAACACGTCAGCTTAAAGACACCGAAGCCTGGTCAGCGATGAGATACACAATGATGGCGGCAAAGAATCCGCAGCTCTGGACGTTCTCGAATGCTGGAGATCAACATTCTTTGATTCTCAATCAGCTACGCGAGCGCGGTATGGCATCGGCTGCTGGTGGCAACGACGACATCGCTTATTTCGAATGGTCGGCATTCTCGGACAAGATTGAAGATGAAAAGAATTGGGTCGCCAGCAATCCGGCACTTGGTCACACAATCCACGAAGATAATATCCGCGCCGTTCTCAATGATCCGCCAGATGTAGTCCAGACGGAGGTGCTCTGCCGATGGGTCAATACAATCTCCGGCGCGATTCCTGTAAAGGAATGGGAAGAGTGTGGATCTGATGAGATTCATCTCGACGTCGAGAAAATGACGTGGTTCGGCCTTGATCTATCGCCAGATCGTAGAGACGGCGCGTTAGTAGCTGCTCAAAAGAATCCAGACGACACTTTCAACCTTAAGCTTCTGCATACCTGGCACAATCCGATTTCGCTAGACGATAAAGCTATCGCCAACGACATCGCGCCTTATGCACGCAAGTATCCGCTTGAATACGTAGCCTTTAGCAAGCGAACAAGCTCTGCCGTAGCTGCGCGACTTGCGCCAGCAGGAATTCCTGTAATCGACATCGATGGCGCACTTTACGGACAAAGCTGCGACGAGCTTCTCGGAGCGATTACGTCAAAGAGATTGATCCACGGAAAACAGGCAGAATTATCCAAGCAGATATTATCGGCCGTGAGATTACCAATGGGCGATGGCGGCTGGATTATCGGACGGCGCGCCTCTTCGGTTGCAGTGTGCGCGGCAGTGGCTTCGGCTCTTGCGACACACTTTGCGACACGCCCAGAGATGGAGATTGATATTCTGGTCGGTTAGATGTATAGCGAGCCTTTAGACTTATCCACATGGGTCTATTCTCGCGCACAGTAACGACCGCAGCTCCGGCTGCCACTTCTGACATTGAAGCATCGCTGGCTCCAGTAAATGTCACTAGCTCTCTTTACAATATCTACGGCGTCGCCGGAATCACTGCGTCTCGCGTTGAATTTATGTCAGTGCCAACGTGTGCCAGAGCCCGAAACATTATTTCGTCAAGCGTTGCATCGATTCCGCTTAAGGTTCGCACTCGCGCAGATGGCGCTCGCGTTGAATCTCCTCCAAAGGTAATTAACCAACCAGATCCACGCGTTCCAGGATTTGCAACTTATGCCTGGCTTGCTGAAGATTTATTGTTATACGGATATGGCTACATGCGCATTCTTGAAATTTATGCAGACACATATCGCATTCGCAGTGCAGAACGCATTGATCCAACTCGCGTCACAATTAAAACTAATGCGCAAGGAACAGAAATCGATTATTACTGCGTAGATTCAATTCCAGTTCCATACGAAGGCGTCGGAAGTCTTGCAGTCTTTTACGGCGTCGATGAGGGCATTCTCAATCGCGCAGGTCGCACAATTAAAGCCGGTGCAGAATTAGAACGCGCTGCAACTATGTACGCACGCGAGCCAGTGCCAACGATGGTCTTAAAATCTAACGGCACTGCACTTCCAGCAGATCGCATCGCAAAGCTTCTAGAATCTTGGGGGCAATCACGTCGCAATCGTTCAACTGCATTCTTAAATGCTGACGTCGAATTGCAGACTTTAGGATTCGACCCAGAGAAATTGCAGCTCAATCAAGCCCGTTCGTACGTTTCGACTGAGCTCGCCAGAGTTACGGGCATTCCGGCTTATTACGTCGATGCAGAATCCGGATCTAGTATGACGTACACAAACGCCACACTTGCGCGTCAATCTTTGCTGGACTTCTCTTTGCGTCCGATTATGTGTGCCATTGAAGAGCGTCTTTCAATGACTGGAATGGCTAATGATTTCGTTCCGGCATCACAAGAAGTTAAATTCGATTTAGACGATTACTTGCGCGGATCAGCAAAAGAGCGCGCAGACGTTTACAAGATTCTCTACGACATCGGAGCTTTAACGTCCGATGAAATCCGACTAGAAGAGGAAATGATCCGATGAAAGAAATCAAGCCAACTCCGATGAATCTTGACTTTTCAATCAAGGTCACGGCAACAGACTTTCCTAAGCGCGAAATCTCTGGACGCATCGTTACCTGGAACGAAGAGGGCTCTACATCAGCCGGCTCAACTATGTTTAAGCCTGGCTCCATTACTTTTAGTGATACGACTAAATTGCTCCTTGAGCATCGCCGTGAATCTCCAATCGGATTCTTGAAGAGCTACAAAGTCACCGATGATGGTATTGATGCGACATTCGCTATCGGAAATACGACCGCAGGCAACGACAGTCTGGTCGAGGCATCTTCCGGATTACGCGACGGATTTAGTGTCGGCGTTCTGGCTGAAAAGTATAAGAACGTCGATGGCGTTCTAGTTATTAGCGCAAGCGCGCTCAAAGAAGTCTCACTTGTTACAGATCCGGCCATAGCGTCAGCGAAGGTTGCAGTCGCAGCTAGTGAGCAAGAAGATTCTGAATCCGTCGTGGAAACAGAAGAACAAACTACCGAAGGAGAAAACGAAGTGGAAACAACTCCAACCGTCACAGAAGCACCAGCCGAAACGGTTGAGGCTTCCAAAGTCGTACAGGCCGAGGCAACTCGTCCGCTCTATTTCACATCACCACGATCACCAATCACAACTGGTGGCGCATACCTTGAGCACACAATCAAGGCAGGACTTGGCAACGAAGATTCTCGTCAATATGTAAAAGCAGCTGACGATTCATTCACAACAAATCCAGCGTTCTCACCAGTTTCATACGTTCGCGACGTTGCACAAAACACAAACGCAGATCGTCCAGTAATTGACGCATGCGGTGGAACACGTCCATTGAGCACATACGGAATGACAGTGTCTATTCCTAAAATCACTGCTAACTCAACTGCTGCAACAGTGGCAGAAGGCGGAGATCCAACAGGAACGACCGCGATTACTTCCAGCTATGTGAACGCCACAGTTATCAAAAAAATGGGCTTCCAGCGCTACAGTGTTGAGCTCCTTGATCGCAGCGATCCATCATTCTATGAAATCATGTTGGCAAATCTTCGCGATGCGTATGCTCAGGCAACTGACGCGTATGTAATCGCTCAGATCACTGCTGGCGGAACTCAAGCTACTGCAACTGCTGCAGATTCAGCCGGATTGATTTCATTCGTATCAACAGAAGCACCAGCTGCATACACTGCAACAAAGCGCACTGCTAAGTCATTCGTTTCAGGTACTTCCATCTGGGCGACGCTTCTCGGCGCAACTGATACAACAGGACGTCCAATCTACAACGCTGGAAATCCTATGAACAACGCAGGATCAGCAGTGCCAACATCAATTCGCGGAAACGTTCTTGGTCTTGATTACTATGTAGATCCAAACATGGTCAGCACTTCAATCGATGAATCAGCATTCATCATCGAGCCACGTTCAATCGAAATCTTTGAATCTCCAGCTTTGACTTTGGCAACAAATGTGCCAACAACAGGCGAGATTGAGATTTCACTTTACGGTTACATCGCAGCTCAAGCCGTCTTTGCAGGCGGACTTCGTCGCTTCAACCTAACCTAATTAATCATGGGCTAGGTGCGCTCCCGTATCTAGCCCAGCAGCTCACATAAAGGAGACAGAGATGCCAGCAATCATTACCGTAGCCAGCCTTCGGACGGTTCTTGGCGTCTCTGTCTCTCTTTATTCTGATGCCTATCTTGAAGGCATTATTGATTCAGCCGAGCAGGTAATTCTGCCGCTATTGACTGCCAATCAAAACTCAGTCGCCGCCGTTTATCTACAAAACAATGTCGCCTATTACATAACACAAAAGCCGAACACATTCGTGGCCGGTCAAAGTGTCGTGATTACAGGTTGCGTTCCAGCTACATTCAACGGAACACTGACAGTCACTTCAAATTATTATGATCCATTTCCTTACTTACCTTTCGCATATCCGGCTCCATATTTCTACTTTACGGCAGCTATAACAAATAGTGACATTACATTCCGTCCAGTCATTCCTGGCGGCGTAGTTTATCTATCTGGGGCAGACGCGGCCACGCTTTACGCGAATACCGACGCAGTCGAACAGGCGGTCACCATCGTCAGCGTTGAGATATTCCAGAGCGTGGTCGCTCCAGGTGGTCAGATTGAAGGCGTGGATTTTACGCCGTCGCCGTATCGAATGGGTCGATCACTGCAAAATCGTGTTATAGGTTTATTAGGTAATTACATCGACGTTTCAACAATGGCCATGTGATGCCTACACCTACAACTATTGCAACTAACGTCAGAGGCACTCTTGCGACTGCTCTTGCTGGCGTCGTGGCTTCTGTGTATAGCTCTCCACCAGAGGCAGTCATTCCGCCGGCTTGCGTAATCGTTCCAGATTCGCCTTATTTAGAAACGACGACAATCGGCAAATCGCAGGTGCGCGTGAAAATTAATTTCGTGGTCACTGCGGCCGTTGCCTACAACAACACGGCCGGAGCACTAGATAATCTTGAGCAGCTTGTCATTAGCATCATGGCAGCGATGCCAGCAGGTTACGAAGTCGGAGACGTTCAACGTCCGACAATCCAACAGGTCGGCGCGACCAATCTACTAGTGGCGGATCTCTCGGTCAGCACTTACTACACACAACAGACAATATAAGGAGCAAAAAATGCCAACAACAATCGTCACGGCGAGAGACCTAGTTTTAACAATCGCCACAGTGAACTATGACGCACAAACAACGGCGGCAACGCTAGTCAATGCGCCCGTCATTACGACTTATCAAACACTCGATGGAAAAGCCTATAAGCACATCGATGATCAATGGACGCTCAACCTTGAGCTTCTTGCAGACTGGGGCGTCGCATCATCACTCTTTGAAGCGATGTGGACTGCTGCTGATACTGCTCCAAACACAACTTTGGCCGTGTCATTTACTGCCGTTACTGGCGCAGTCTTTACATGCAACGTCTATCCAGTATTTCCTTCCGTTGGCGGCACTGCTCCAGAAGCACAAACAGATTCTTGGGCTATGTTAGTCGATGGCAAGCCAGCCGATACATTCAGTTAATCAATAGAAACGGGAGCACAGAATGAGACTACCAATCACAATCGAATACACGTCCGGCGAATTCGGTACATACACCGCACAACCGCCAGAGTGGGCTAAGTGGGAACAAAAGACAGGCAGCACAATTTCGCAGGCGCAAGAGAAGATTGGAATCTCTGATCTTCTCTTCCTTGCGTGGAATGCGATGAAGCGTGAAGCCGGTGGCAAGCCAATCAAAGGCTATGAAATCTGGTGTGAAACAGTGGCCGACGTGACAGTCGGTGACGTTCTCCCAAAAGTTACGCCGCCGGAAGCGTAAATCGAATCCTGGTGGAGTTAGCCATAGCCACAGGAATACCGATGAGCGAATGGACGACGGCGGAGCAGATCTATACGGCTTTCGAGATACTGGAGAAACAAAGTGAGCGACAACGTTGAGATTGCCTATGACAAGGCAGACCTTCGTCGCATTACTGCCGCATTCAAGGCGATGGATACAGAAGCTAC